GTTTGTTCAATCTTTTCTCGATCAACAACATCAGCTTGTTCTGCACGCTCTAGTTCTTTTTCTTGTTTGTTGACGTAAGAAACGATAGCTTCAAAATCATTTTTAGCCTGTGGTTTAGCAAATCTTGCTTTGGTTGCAATTTTAACCACATCAGGATCACTACTTCTAGTTAGGTCATCTGCAGGAACTTCTACACTGGGTTCTTTACGTTTGGCCTTGGCTTCTTTAAATCCCGCAAAGCGTTCTTCAAGTTGTGTGACCGCTGACATGATATCACCGCGAGGATCTACGCTTTCATAGACAGGCTCAGCGGTTGAGACTGGGTTGGCTTTAGGTGTTAGACCGTCAAGTTTTCCCAAGATATCATAGATATTATTGCTCATGCTATCTGCCTTTTACTGGACTTGGAATTTTGTTTTTTGTGCTGCCTACTGGGCTTAGATCACCTGCTGGCACACTGTTAGTAGTCTTACCGTATGCTGGATCTTTATCTCCGCCTAGAGTTTTATCATTACCAGCTATGTCAAACTTGGCTGTTTTGTTTAATTCTTTAAGGATAGTTTCTGCACCTGCATAGGCTTTGCTGGCAGCTTTTTGATCAGCATCTGCTTCTGGAAGTGGTTGTGTTAATACATTTTCACCTTGTTTAAATTCTTTAATATCGTTACCTGGTAAATTCCAACGACGTTGTTCTTCTGGGTGATTGGTTGGAACTACTACCACATTAGCGATTGGACAGCCTAGACGTTCAGCTACGATAGCACGTAGTTTTGCATCATTTACTGGATATTTTAACACAGCATCCATTAAAAATATTTCACAATTTGGAATGCTTGGAAAGTCAATATCATTGGCTTTGATTGGTAGTCTCTTTGGAGCTCCTACGCTTTCTACTGCGTATTCTTCTAGACCAACTTTAAGTCCGTCTAGTTTATCCTTAGGATCACAGTTAGCGATCTTGATGCGGAATTCATAAGTTTTTTGGACTTCTGAGAGATATTTTAAAAAGTTCTTCATGTTTTAGTATCCTATTAGTGTTATTTATCAGATTTACCCAAGATCTGCTTGAGCAATTCGTTGCGATCTAGTATTACTGCTCGCCCATCTTCTGCATCTACTATCTTATCGCCATCTGATTTGTTGCTATCTTTGGCTATTTGTGCATCTAAACGGGCTTTTTTCAGCTGTAAATCAACCATTCTGAGCTTCTTATCTAGCTTGGCTTGCTTGGCTGTAATAGCGTGTCCTAGCAGGGTACCTGCTGTGGCTAGGATGTGTCCGCTGAAGCGTGCTTCTACGTTCATACCTAGATCAATTAGGTCCTGGAATTTTTCTTTAGCAAGATCGCTGAGATCATCTAGCTCTTTATCGCTGACGTCTAGATCATTTACATAGGGTAGTGCCGCATCGATCTTATCAATAGCTAGATCAACTTCTTGAATGATAGCACGATTTTCTTCAATGCTGGATTTGGCTTCTTCTAGGGTAGTAGAGTCAGCAGGTGGTATGTTAAATAGTTCTTCTAGTTTCTGTGTCATAGTAGAAGTATTTACCGCTTCTGATTCTTGAATATATCAAACTCGGTTACTACTCTAAAGCGCATATTATTGGCTCGACACCAACTATCAGCAGCCGCCCACTTGGCCATGTTCATCGCTACCATGAGTTTATCACGATAGCTACGAGCTGATTCCATCGTGGCTTCTTTGCTAGGTTTAATTTCTACTAGTTCTGTGTGCTGTCTTTGGTTGGCATCTACGTAGACTACTAAGAAGTCTGGCACATATATAGTTTGTTTACCTGATACAGGGTTAAAATAAGGGATCTTAACTCCTTCACTGACCCAATTTAACACAGCTGGGTTATTATCACAGAAGCTCATAAATGTAAACTCCCATGAACTGCGATAGCTGGGCAAGCGTTTACCCATGTATTTTTCTGGGTTCTTTACTTGATATTTGCCAGATGCGTATTTGCTCATTATGCCAAGATGGTACGTGTGATATACTTGCTGGTTAGTGGACTATTACTTAATCCCAATAGGCTAGTGCCTGAACGATTAAGATTAAGGAACATGGTAAGATAAGCGTTAACTTCGCTGATACTATTGTATGCTACACTTGGTCCTGGTTTGGCATATGGGTCATCAGCTGTTGCTGATGTGCGTTGTGAATATTTTCCAGCGGTATAACTCACAAAAGAAAAATTATAAATCACTGTTTCACCTTGTAATGCTTGCTTTTGGGCTTGATATCCCGCAGGAGATACGATGGTTCCGTTGGTTGACTTGTAAAAAATATCGAGTTCAGGAAGATAAAATAACTGTCCTTCAGGATAACTGGTTAGATTTTCTAATACGTCTTGATAATTATTATACTCTGTTATGACTGTTTCTGTCAAAGGAGTGATCACTGGCAGATTGGCTAGATTCTTGTCACTGAGTTTTTTTAATTCTTGAACCAGACCGACTGGGTCTAGATTCTGTTGAGTGGCGGTATAGATCACTGCGGCAGCTAGAGTCTTACCAGCATCTACATCACCTGTGATTGATTGGAAGTAGGCGACAACAGTGTCGTTGGTTGCTGCACTGACGCTAGGAGTTTGTGTGTAGTAATTGTTAAAAAATGCGGTAGTGCTCTGTGGTTGTCCTACATCAGTTGGTAAATTACCTGTAACTACTGCCATATCTATTATCCTTTAATTTGTGCCTTGGCCGCTGTTAGGAATTTGATTACCAGCGACATTCATATTATCGCCACTGCCGGACAATCCCGGAATAACAATACCCGATGCTGATAATCCAGCTTTCACTGTGCTAGACGTTGGAACAAAAATACTGCTCAATGGATTCTTACCTTTCATTATATCATTGCCGATGAATGATAAATCCAAACTAGGTGTTTGTTTGAGTTGTGTATTGGTCCCAGTTAGAGTATTGAATACATTCAATCCATTTTGCACTGTTGACCCTATGTCTCCGTTTTCTATACTTTGTAATAGGCTTTGTCCTTGACCGATCAATCCGCCAAGACTACGCAACGGACTAGGTGTATCATCATAATGAGTATCAATACCTAATACTGTGCCAGCGTTGACCGGGCCGGTCTGATATAATACCGACTCATACGCGATAGTCATGTTATGTTCCATTGGTGCATATTCTCCAGCAGTGTGTTCGCCGTGTTGGAATGCTGTGATCATTGGACGAACTAATGTATAACTGCTGAAACGTTTTTGATGTAGGCTATAGATACGTATGCTGTTTAGATAAGGCAAGTTCCCCGCAGTTGACATAGGGCTAAACCCCCACAACTGCTGTTGTCGTTGTTTATACTTGCTATCATCTTTATAATTATCAAGTTTATAGTCGCTATCTCTATAGTAGTGACTGAAATAACCATACCAGAATCTACGAACTACATCATCACTGTCATCATGGAAGGTGATGCTTACTGGATCATAATTAACACGTTCTTGTTGGATGGTCTTGCGATTATAAGCATTGTAGGTTTTATTCTGTATAGTAAATTTGGGCAGTTGCACACTCTTGGCCATGAGCCCTACTTCACTTTGAGCTAGTTTGTTCATGTTAGACATGGCAGTGTTGATATCCATATATACATGAAATAAGCTCTGATATTTAGGACTTAGTTTATATAAGCTATCAACAAAGGTCCGTGTGGCATGTTTATAGTCCTTGATGTTTTGCTGGGGGGCTATAGATTGCAGCAGTTGGCCAAATATATTATTCTGAGACATTATCTCTTCCTGTTTATATTATTTATCGCCAAAAAAAAGCCCGGATTTTAACCGAGCTTTTTGAGTTGTTTCGTCTGGATTAACCAGTAATAACTGTACCTAGTGTTCTTGTGATTGATGAACCGATACCACTTGAACCTACTGGAGTTTGTAGAGCGTTGTCATAACGGATTGTCAATTGGATCGTTGCCGCTTCGTTAGTAGCATAGTTAACATCACCGTAGTCAGCCGCTGTTAAGAAGCAACCATCTAACTGCCATGTTTCTAAAACGTTAGGAGTATTAGCACCATTGCCGCCATCAAGGATTTCAAGAACAGTTGTGAATTTATAATCAATACCTGAACTTGCTGAACTTTGTTCAAAGAAGTCAAATTGTTTTTGCATCTGTTCGCCAACACGACGAGTAACTTCGCCACCCGCATCATCACGTAGCATGCAAGTAACAGTTTCCCAAGTTGGCTTACCAGCTAGGTATACCTTGCTGTTGTAGATGTCAATGGTAATTGGTTCCATCGTAACTTGTGGACGTTTAAAATCCATTACCTGTTTTGTTAGTTCAGTTGTAGGTTGTGTAACACCAAAGTTTAAGAAAGTTACGCGAAAGCGGAACTTTAATTTTGGCATTAACAAGCCCTGTGAACTAGCACTTTGACTTGTTGATAATGGTACTGTAAAGTTGGTTAATGACGCTGTTGCCATTTTGTATATCCTTTTATATATTTACCTTTTATTGCTCACGCTTTGGGAGGGGTTAACCTCCCATAAACTGCGTATATTATTGTATAGTTAAAGCTGCGCCAGTGTTTTGTAAACGAACTGGAATGTAAATGAACTCGATAGCTTTAACTGGTTGTATCGCGATATCAACCCATAACTCATTGCGATCAATACGATCACCTGTGTTGTTTGTTTCATCGCATACTACCAAATAGTCATAGATTGCACGTTTAGCGATCAAATCATGGAATACTGCGTTGAACGCTGACTCTACTTGACCACGTGTGATAGCATCATTTGGTTCAAAAATGTATGGAGTCGCAACTCTAGCTAGAACAGTTCTTAAGTAGCAGACTAAACGTGCTACGTTAATACGATCCATCGCTGATGTTGTTGCTGAACGTGTTTTCTGACCGTATGCAACGATACCAACACCTGGTAAGATCGTTAATGGATTAACTCTACCTGAGTATAATACATCACGTAGACCTGTAGTAACACCAATACTCTTAAATGTGCTGTTATCATCGCGGTCAACATAACCAATCGCTGTAACATTGTCTACTAGACCACGACGAACACCTGCTGGTGCAAACCACGGATAGCTAACTGAGTCACTGCGGATGATTGTGCGTAACATGATATGGCTTGGCGGAACTGCTACAGCGTTGCCAGCTAGATCAGTGCCAAGACCACTTGGATAGTAAACACCTAGGTATTCACTGTTGCTGACTAGGCCTTCTTCGCCATTGTCCACTGCTAAGTTAGTATTATTAGCCCATTGTTGTAATGTTGTGCTGTTTGCAGGTAAGTCGATCGGACTATCACCAATGATGAATGCTGTGTTAGTGCGATCATTGTTTAATGTGATCATATCGCTGATCAACTCTGGATATCCTGGGCAAACGATTAAGTTATACTGTGTGCCTTCTTCACGTAGCTCTGTGCTGGTTGCGATAGCTGATTTCATCGCTTCTACCACTGTGTTACGTTGTGATTTATGACCAAAGTATTGAACATTGGTTGTAGGATCTACACCACTATAACTTACCCATGCATCAACCTCAGTTGGCGGATTAGCATCATTTTCAAAATAACCTACACGGAATTTTTTAACATTGTAACCAGTGCGACGTGTGTTGAATAATAATGTACCACGAGCATATAGTCTATAGTCTGGAGTATCTGAATCAATATAGTCACTGGTTAATAGTGAGCTAATGCTTGGTAGATCATCAGTGATTGGATTAACTGTACCATCTGTGTCCCAACGTGCATCTGCAAACAAGATACCATTTGCATCAACATCATCTGCATTGTCAATTAAGTCCCATGTAAGACCATTGTAACGATATAACACTGGATAATTTTCTAAGTCAGCCGCTGATGTTGAAATCCATAAATCACCTGCTACTAATGGTGTAGTTCCATCACTTTGTTTTGATGGTTGGCTAGCACTTAGGATAGGACCATATGGGTCAGTGTTGGTTAAGTCATAACCACGTGCATCAGTGCTGACGTTTCTATAACCTTTCCAAGCTGTACCATCGCTGATCATGATATCTACATCTAACGGATTACTATAATACCATAGTGTTCCATCATCTGGATTACTGTATGGAGCAGTCGTTGAGTAAGTATAAGTCAACGGAGTAAACGGACTTGCTAGGTATACTAACCCTGCTGATATCACTTGGATATGTGTATCATTGATAATACCAGCTGTGGTTAATGGAGTACCTGTGAGATATGTAAACTGCATAGTTCCACCAGCTAGATGACTAATATAAATTCTACCGCTAGTATCAAATCCTGCTGTGATATTTGGCAAGTTAGCTGATAAAATGCTGGTTACCAAGTTAGTTGCTGTGTTAGCTGATAGTGTAACTGTAGCGTTAGCTAGTGTTGCTGATCCAGGAACCGTAACTTCCATCAAGAAGCTGTTACCTGATGCGTATGTGGCTGAGCCACCTGCTACGTTACCTGTTACTGTGACCACACCTGCTACGTTCTTGATAAACGGTTTAAATTGTGTTGTTGAAGTGCTGGCACTGTCATACTTAACATATAATGTTCCGGCCGCTAATGTAGCACCACCGCCAACTGGATCTAATCCTTGTATAGCTGCCGCATCTGTAGCATATAATGAGCTAGTCAATGATTGGAAGCTACTTGTTGTTGTGCTGTATTCTTTAATAGCCCAATCAGCACCGTTACCAGTTGCGGTTGTTTTTAACCAAACGCTACCATCTGGACGAGGTGTTACGTCTGTTGGTCTCCAAGCTGGAGGATTTGTGTAACCTGCAAATGTCAGTGTTGGGCCATTGTATGTGTATGTGTTACCACCATTTGAGATTGTAGCGATATTAGATTGTAGGATACCTAAGTTAGCTGCGACATCAAGATTACCTGTTAATACACTACCTAGTGTAATTGCTAACGTGTTTGGTGTAGCTGTGGCTGTATTGATAACCCCACGTGCATTACCTGCAGCGTTGCTGTAGATAATCGTTCCACTGTTTACATATAGTTGGATCTGTCCAACTGAGTTAAGTGAAGCACTAACACCTGGAATAGTTGCGGCATTGATGTTAGTAACTGCTGAACTAATAGTAGTTCCAGTCATGTTAACCGTATTACCGTTGATAATTAATTTGCTACCTGCTGAGATAGTTACACCACTGGTCGTACCGCGCACTGCAGCAACTTGTGATTTCCAGCTGTCGCCACCTACTAGTGACCAACTGTTGTTATACCCTTTGTAGTAGATTGGATTATTGCTGTTTGTTGTATTAACAGCATAGTCACCGATGCTACCAAATGATGGTAATGGAGCTCCACTAGTCGTGCCGCCTACTAGGTAGCCAACATCTGTAATGATCGTCGGAGTTGTGTATGTAAAGCCATCTTCAATAGTCCATTCATAGATACCCCAGTTTGTATTAGTTAAATCTAACCAATATGTGCCATCTGCTGGTGTGCCTGTTGGACGAATGCTTGTGCCTTCTAGCTGAGCTAGGTCAACATTGGCACGTTGGATATACATGGTATTAGTAACACCGAGTGCGCTGTAAGCGGCTAATAAACCATATTCATTTACTTCGCTGTCTTGCACTGGATTGCCGTTGGCATCCATTTCAAAATATGGGTTTCCAAATATGTTAACTAGATCGCGTTGGCTAGTAATCGTAACTAGTTTTCCAGCATTGACCATAGTTGTTCCTGTCGCAACAGTTCCACTTGGATTTTGTTTATTTGTCGCTGTGGCTAACAAGACATAAGCAACTGAACCAGCGGCTGTTGGTGTGTATTGGCTTTGGTCGATTATGGTAACCGATACGCCTGGTGATGTTAATGATGGCATTATAATATTCCCTTTTAAATGATGCTTTAAACTATTTATAATTTTTTCTCATTTTTGGTAGCTTAGAGTGCCCTTTTAAAGGTTCGCATAAATAGGTATATGCAATGGCGAAAATTATGTGCTGTTTGTGGTAGAAAACCCTGTGCAGTCAACTACAAACGTGGGGATGTTACCTATTATAGAAGTCGCTGTGACGGTTGCATCAGAAAGAAAAATCGCAAGCCAGCACCTAAACCTCGTTGGCTATTAGAAGGTTACAAAAAGAAACCACACTGTGAAAAATGTGGTTTTAAATCCAAATACAAAGAGCAGTTATTTGTCTATTACGTTGACGGTAATCTGAATAATAACAATCCGCTTAACTTAAAAACAGTTTGCGCTAACTGTCAATACGAAGTCGCCCGAGAGGGTTTAGGATGGCGTCAAGGCGATCTCGTTCCGGATTATTAATAATATCACGTTCAATCTGGTAATAAAGTTCTTCAATTGATCCATCATTATTTAAAACTATATCAAACTTTTGCCCTACCCAAGCAGTTTCGCTGGCATGAACTCCTAGTTTTTCTATTTTTTGTTTGCTTAGTGCCCAGCTCATATTACGGCTCGGACCTCGATTCATGCTCTTAGCCGCATCAAACCATTCGGGTTCGGGGCCACGTCTGATACGAACAACACATCCGCCTGCATCACGGATAGCTTTAATTTCATTAGGGAAACGACAGTCTGTGATAACGATATCGTTTTTAGTATTAAGTAAGCGGTACTCTAAACTAGCTACCCACATGTCATCATGGAAGCCTTTACGCACTACTTCGGTTCCCCAGTATTGTAGGACATATCTTGGAGTTATATCTTGTTTTAGTCGCGTTGTCCACCATTCATCTTTGGTTTCACGCCAATCACGGCTTTCTTTAGTGCGGCCTTCTAATAGGTCACGATCCCACCCAAATACTTGACTTACGGCATCTTTAAGACTGTTAGCGAAACTTTCTCTGCGGAATTGATGAAAATTTACCAGATAGTCTGCAACTGTGTCTTTACCAGATCCGATAAATCCCACGATACCAATGATTTTAGCCATTAAAAAACTCCCTGTATATGTTTATTATACGGGAGTTTTTATTTAGAGTCTAGACTTTTTTAACCAGTTATCCAAGTTAATGGCATACTACCATCAACATAGTTCCTGATGTCTTCATCTAGACGATCTAATAGTGCCTGACCTTCTGATTTAAGTGCTGTACCATTCAGAGTAGTTCCGCCTTGCGGGCCTGCAATAGTCGCAAATTTTTCACGTGCTTGTCCAATGCTCATCATTACCAGTGCATAGGCATAGTCTTGTATCCACGGAAATGTGCCCGGATCGTTGAGTAACATAATATCTGGTTTGTAGTTGTCGAGATGTAACAGCACGCTTTCATTATATGTTGGATTTGGGCTCTTACCTTCCCAGGGCATCTTACGGACGATAGTAACTTTCTTAGTAACCTTGTTCCAGGTAAAGTTCATGAACCCACCAAACATGGTCATGGCTAATTTTTGATAGTCAACAAATAATTCATAGCTGGCTAGGCCGCCAACTCGACCAGCTACCAACATATAAGTGTTCAAATAACCACTTGCGAATGGTTCAAACTGGCTAGCAGTAGTGCCTGTTACGCTGCCTATACCTCTACGATAGATAGCACGTATATTCATGATATTATTAGGTAGGATATATTCTTGTGTCTCTGGTTGTAGATCCAGGAATCCATAACTTTCTTCTACTGAGTTACTACTACGCTGACGATATCGTATCAATGCTTGAGTGATACCCATCTCATAGTGTTCGCTGTCAGCTTCGACATCGATCATACCATCACCTAATCGCAGGCGAATATAGTCTTTGATGATATTTTTTTGTGTGGCCACCGTATCTAATTGTGCTTGTAGATTAGCATCAAAGGCTATGTGACCAGCCCCAGTACCTGTGTTCGCTACAAATAGCGAATCAGTTTTCAGACTTAGATTAGCTGTTAAGGTACTAGAAGTAGAACTGATATTTCCTGGTATTAAGTCAGACATGTAATTATCCTGTTATCATGTATTTATTACCGACAACAGGATAAGTTTGGCTTTACGCTACCTTGAGGGGGATTAGATTACTTTAAGTAGGATAGTATCAGAGTTGATACGTCCATTAAGTTTGATTTCAGTTGTTTTGATATTATCTAAAAACTTACGTAGTTCTACTTTGCTACTACCTAGGAATGCTTTAACCTGTTCTTCAGGTTTGCGCAGGGTTTTTTGTGTGCTCTTAGTTTCACTAAATCCTGTGATGCTAGTGCCTTTAACTCCAAGTGCACCACCTTGGTCTTCGGCAACATAACGGCCTAGTTTACGATTCTTAACGTTGTAGACCCATAGCTGTTCAGCACCAACGATGTCTACTGGATTGATCGATACCAGTTTCATTCCAGCATCTTGTTTAAGATATTTCAAGCTCTTAACTAGTTTTTCTTTAGCTGGTGGCTTACGGACTGCGGCTTTTTTAGTTGCTTTCTTTGTTTGATTATAAGCAGTCAAGTCAGCAAATAGTTTGTCATAGAAAGCGTCATAGCGTTTATAGTCTGCGGCTTTCATATAGCTATAGGCTTCTTTGAGATCTTCATCTTTGGTCGTTCTTGCTTCACGCACTTCTGCACAGCGTGGTTCAAACACTGCCTGTATCTTGCTGATCAATACCTGTGGAACATTGTTCTTAGTCAGATATTCATAGGCTTTGGGATCTACAATTTCCCCCATGTATAATGCATCTTCTAACATTTCAAAATAAAGGATGTGTTTCTTAGCCACTTCATTCATGCGATCTTGTATCGTTGGAATGTAGGCTTCTGATTTCTTTACTTCTGGCTTGGCTTCAAAGTCTTCATCGTTATCTGCTTTTAATGTCAGCACACGTTTGACTGCATCAAGGATATATTCTACATGACGATCACGCAGGGGCATACCACGTTCATGTGCTTTGATCAAGGCACACACCGTGAATGGTGTAAGACTGTCGGCTGAACGTTGATACCGATCGATCGTAGT